GTGCCCAGCCCTCTCGGTCCGCCATATCGCACCGCAGGTCGTGGAACGGACTTGTGTGACTCATACAAAATCAGGAGGCTAACATGCCGACAACTAAGTCGTATGCGGCGACTGTTAACGGTGGTTTTTGGCCAACGAACGGCGTAGGAACGCTCACGAATATCCCGGCGTCGAGGAGCTTCGGTCGACGGATCGCGGCTCAGATGCTTGGCGGAAGTCGACTCCAGGCGCTCAGAACTTTGGGTGACGCGCTGAACGGCGTGGCTCCTGGTGCGCTTGCATCCAAGACGCTCGCTGCTGTTGCAGCGACTGTGGAGTTGGGTGGCGTGCGTCCGATTGTTCAGGTCCCTGTGGTCAACCGTGTGACGACGACAGCCGATCAGGCGGAGATCGACGACGATATCTGGACGATGAGCACGCGCACAACGTTTGGGCCTAACCCTCCGCCCAATCTGGACCGGAACCCGCTCGGCACTCGCTGAGTTGTGTGACTCACACAATGGCTCCGCGCCTTTTAGCAAAACCCCTGGCGAAGTGGGGCGACCCCTTCGTCAGACCTGACGGCACTATTGTGCCGCCGGATAGGATCAATGGCGGCGTGGATACGTCGCTGCCGAAGCTGGAGGTGAAGGAATTTAAGCCGCGGAAGAAGCGGACGATCAAGGATTTGCCAGCGCCCGTGCCCACACTTAACGGTGTGGCATGTGTGTTTATGTATACGACTTTGGGCTTAGGTGATCGCGAAATTGCGGATGCGCTTAGGATTTCCGTGAAGCAACTCAAGGAAATACGCGACCATCCAGCGTATGCCGAGTGCTTCGAGGCGGTCACCTCTGAGTTTATCAACATCAATTCCGACATGATTAACGCGAGGATCGCTGCGTATAGCCACGATGCCCTCAGCGAAATCGCGAAGATTGCACTGAATGGAAAGGAGGAACGCAATCGGCTGCGTGGCAGTACCTATTTGATGAACGCTGGTGGCTATGGCGATAAGACGAACCTTGGAAACGCTGCCAAGAACGACTTGCGTATCATTGTCATCGGCAAGAACCAGGACGTGAAAATAGAAGGATTGGTATGATGACAATGGACGACACCCAACACGAGGAGGAGCGTCAACCATACGTTCTGAACCGTGACATTCAAGTAGCGGGCGTGGCCCATACGGCGGGCCAGACTATCATGCTCACGCAGGAAGAGCACGAAATTCTCGAGAAGGAAGGAGTTCTCGAGGGTGGCGAGCCAAAGTCCCGCGAGCAACTTCAACAAGATCACGAGGCCCTAATCGAGGCGCAGAATCAGCGTATCAAGGAAGGCCCAGGAGTTCCCGAAGGAGAGGACGAGCCTAAGGAAGAGACGGAGGACGAGAAAGCGGCGCGGGAAGCAAAGGAGCAGACCGATCCGAACGTGGGCCTCCGACCTCCCGTATCGGCTTAACTCGCCTCGGGTCGTGCAGGGAGGCGTCCCCCACCAGCCCCCCGGCTAAGGATAGTCTCCCTGCATACTTGTGTGAGTCACACAAATGCCTTCACCGATTTTTCAGTTAACGGACACCTGGAACGTAACCACCACGGTGTTCTATGGCATTGCGCTCGATGTTAACAACGTCGCCAGCGCTAGTGGCTCAAGGCTTTTGCGCCTTGCAACGAATGGCGTTACACAGTTTTCGGTTGATCCTTCCCTCGGCATTCGTGTTGGTAATCCTGCTGGCGGCAACACAGGCTATGGAACGATTAACGCATCGGGGTACTTTATTGAAGGCGCTCCGATAGGTGCTACATATGCCACTTTGAATAGTCCGATATTCACAGGTGATCCGCAGGCACCTACACCGGCGACTGCTGATAATGATACGAGCATTGCAACGACGGCGTTCGTTAAGAACCAGGGCTATGCAACTCTAGTTGCGCCGACGTTCTCTGGATTTGTGTCCGTTCCGACGGCTGCGCAAGGTGATAATTCACAGAGGGCCGCTTCGACGGCCTATGTGGATGCGGGGCTGGCGACGAAGCAACCGCTCGATGATGACCTGACAACGCTATCGGGGCTTACTGGTACGAATACGATCTACTTCCGATCCGGCCCAGGCGCTTGGACGCCTGTGGTTATGGGCGGGAATATGTCGTTCGCTGGCGGCATCCTCAACTCAGTCGGTGGTGCTGGTGGAGGTAATGTTAGTAGCTCTGGCTTGATTACGGTAGGCCAGATTGCTCGCTGGCATTCGTCCTTTGAGATTGAGAGTGTTGATTTCAGCACGATGGGCATTGCGCCTCTCGCTTCACCGACATTTACCGGCGACCCAAAAGCGCCGACTCCTGCCACAGCCGACAACGATACATCGATTGCTACGACTGCATTTGTCAAGGCGAACCTCGGCAGCTACTTACCGCTCGCTGGTGGGACGCTCACTGGTAATCTGACAGTCAACGGTGGACTTATTGTCGGTAGTACCTCGACGTTTAATGGGATTGCGACATTCACAGTAAGTCCTGAGGTCTTTCCGGCATCGGGACAGTCAGCTGGATATCGTATCAGGATACAGGGCGCTGCGACTGGCACTTTATCCTACCTGAATAACGCCGCTTTGCGTTGGACGGTTCAGGGTGTTGCGCCAAGTACTGAGGGAGGAAGCAATACTGGATCGGATTTCCAGATCACTCGTTACAATGATGCAGGAACGTTGCTTGATACGCCACTCCAGATCGGGCGTGTTGATGGCGCGACACTGATTAGTAAAGCCAATCCGAATCTCATTCTTGCGAAGACTGCCTCCGGGCAGCAGAATATGCTTATTGGCCGCACGGGGGCCAATCCTCGTTGGGCCTTAATTCCTGGTGATGGATCGGCGGAGGGAGGAAGTAATACAGGATCGGATTTTCAGATCACCCGCTATAACGACGCGGGGGGTATCATTGATACGCCGTTTATTATGTCTCGGGCGAATGCAGCGGCGACCTTTGGTGGGAGGATCATTCCTAGCGGGGGGATTCAGGGTAAGCTGGATGGTAGTGTTGCCGCAACTCCTTTTGTCGGGGAGCTTTTGGTCGCCGCTGTTGCCTCCTCAGCAGCGGCTGCGCTTACTAACGCTACGAACACGCCGTTCTTGCAGTTGCCGCTTGGTCCTGGTGATTATGATGTTTGGGGGATGATAGGCTTGACGGGGAGTGCGGGAACTATAATACAGTACATTCTGGGAGGGATGAATGTGGGAGTTTCGGGGACTTCTCCGAACATGGATAATGGGGGTGCTGTTTACATCCCGATGATGGGTGCTACGCCATTCACTTACATCAGCCAGATTGGGTACACACTGCCTGCGATACAGGTACTTACAAGTGGAAGCGTTACGGTATGGCTCAATGCCTTTGTTGGTTTCACTCCTGGTTCGGTGAATGCGTTTGGGTACATCAAGGCGAGAAGAGTTCGATAGGAGAAGTACATGGCAATCGTAGCGAACTTAGGCAATCCGTCTACGCCGATCGATCAGAAGTTCTGCTCGAACAACCGCACGGCGGCGAATGCGGCAGGAGTGTTTGCGCTGACGCCCTTGTATCCTGGTGAAATTGTGATGGCAGCTGATACAGGGCAGCGGTACATGGGCCTTTCGCTGACTGTTGGTCAGTGGGGACAGGTGCATGGAAGCATCCCGCACAGCGGATCAGATTCCTCTGTCTGCTCTGTGTGAGTCACACAACTATGAACTACCTCGGCCAAGTTCAGGACCTGAGTTGGGTGTCGCCAAGTCGAATCTTTGCGACCGAGGTCGAGCTATTCAACTCACAGCCGAACTATGAGCATGAGGTAGCAAGGGCTCTCGACACAGGAGCCATGTATCAGGGAATTGAGAACCGTGTTGGCGGTTGGGGCCTTTCGAATGGTGATCCATCAACGCTTGTGCCTTTCCCTGTGCCTGCTGTGAACGATCAGTTCACGAAATTGCTTCTCGAGTTCGATGGAATTGAAGGATCGACGACGTACTACGACACGAATGCGTCAGGACGGCCGAGAAAGTGGCGACAAGTCTGTGGATTGGGCCACATCACGAATGTAGGAGAGAAATTTTACTCAGGAGCGCTGTTTCTGGATGGCCAAACGGTCATCATCGCACAAGATGAGGGTGATTTCTTCTTCGGGACAGCACCATTTACGATCCGTGGCTACTTTTTGTGTGATTTTCCTCTCGGAATTGAGCGTGTACTCGTTGCGAAGTCCGATCGGAAGGGAATGTTTGTGTATTGGGCGAAGCGAACGTCGGCTGGCCGCTTCAATATGGGTGTTGACGCTCCTGTTAGCGTGGACAACACGATTGTTGATCGTTCGAACACCACGGTTGTCGATAGAGTGGGTGAAAATATCTTCACGCGCTTCGGTGGAGGCAGCACAGGCCGATTTGAGCTAGAAAGCACGACACTTTATGCGGACGATCTCAATCCTGGGTGGCATGAGTTCAAGCTTGCTCGTAGTGGCTCGATTTTGACACTCACAATGGACGGAGTTGTCGAGGCTACGGCAGATATGCAGTTCTCAGCAGTTCTTGGGCGCGTTGGGCCGTTCACAATCGGTGGAAATGGGCCTAGGGTGTCGGGGAACTTCGACGGCGTGCCATGGATCGGTGGTCTTGATAGATTTGCGATTGATATTGGAGTGGGGCGATGATTGACACGATCAGCAACGCTATGGGTAAGAGGAGTCGCATGATGGACCCGCGTCAGCAGGCTGTCGGCAAGGCCGTGACAGACTATTCTGCGAAGAGGGCTGCTCATGGCGAGGATATCGGTCAGCCTGGGAAGAATTTCCAGAAGATCGTGGACAAGTCGGGTGGGGGTGAGAAAGGTAAGCGAATCGCAGGTGCAATCCTAGCGCATCTGCGGGCGAAGGGCGGAGGATAGTATGCCAACAGCAGGTTTGTCTCCGAAAGAAACCGTGCATCAGGAAATGCACAAATTCAAGCACGGGCAGTTGCATAGTGGCAGCAAAACTGGCCCGCTCGTGAAGGATCGGCAGCAGGCGATTGCGATCGCGTTGTCTGAGGCTGGTCTGAGCAATAAGCCACCGAAAGGGAGTAGAAAATGACGTTCGCGCTGGTATTCTGGATTCTTATGCTCCTCTGGCTTGTGTTTGGCCTGTGGGGCTACTGGACACGGGGAACTGCGCCTTACTTTTGGTATGGGCATGGCGGATTTCTGTTCGTCCTGTTCCTGCTTCTTGGCTGGCATACGTTCGGCCCGCCAATCCATCCCTGATGTGTGAGTCACACAAGTGCCACTGCCAACTGAACTAGATGAGGACCCTAGTTTGGGTCTAGTGCGTCTTAGTCGTGGAGGTCCGCCTCCGCGACGCATGGACTATCTGTCTCAAGCGCCCAAGTCTACGAACATTGAGGACCGTCGAAGCGAGGGTGTAGAGGGGTTTCTCAGGGATCAGCTTATGGCGTATGGCGTTCCCAATATCGTGAACGCTCCGCATGTAGAGACGCAGCAGGAGTCCGTTGCTCGTGCGCTTCGTGAGTTAGGACTGGATTAGATGCCGAACTATCGCCTCGAGGAAGGGTCTGCGCAGCACGGCTTTCAGACAAGCCGGGCGAAGGTGCAGATATTTGGTGGGGGCTTTGCCAATGGCAAAACGACAGGTCTTGTTATCAAGGCCCTCCACTTGGCTAAGTTCTTCCCAGGCGGACTAGGTTTGCTCGGTCGTGAGACGTATCCAAAGCTGAACGACACGCTTAGGAAAGAGTTCTTCAAGTGGTGTCCAGGGCATTGGATCAGAAAGATGCCAACGCAAGATGACAACTCCTGCTATCTTGTCAACGGTAGTACAGTTCACTTCCGCTACATTGCGCAGCGAGGCAAAAGTACTAACGAAGATGGTACAACGACAAGCAATTTGTTGTCAGCCACCTACGACTGGATTGGCTTGGATCAAGTGGATGACCCTGGGATTACTCATAAGGATTTTCTTGATCTTCTTGGTCGTCTGCGTGGTGATACTCCTTACCGTGTAGAGGAGGGTGAGGAAGACCCGACGATGCCAAGCGATGGTCCGCGTTGGCTTATGATGACACTGAACCCGTCGCAGAATTGGGCGTATCACGAACTTGTTAAGCCGTTCTTGGACTGGAAGAATAGGAAGGTTTTCTCTGAGAAGTTGCTAGTAGATGAGGAGACGGGCGTTCCCATCATCGATTTGCTCGAGAGCGACACCTATGCGAATAAGGCCAATCTCAAGCCGGACTTCATTCGCACGCTGGAGACGACGTATAAAGGGCAGATGAGGGATCGGTATCTGCTCGGTAAATGGGCAGCGTTCGAGGGCCTCGTGCATCCTGACTTCGATACGGCTAAGCACTTGATTAAGCGGGAGACGCTACTTGACCACCTTTACGTCCTTCGTAATAAGAATGTTAAGGTGCGAGCGATCGAAGGATACGACTTCGGGATCGTTACGCCAACGTGTTATATGCTGGGCTTTGTTGACGATTATTGTAGGGTTTGCATCCTTGATGGTTTTTATCATCCTAATTTCGACATCATGCAACATGCTAACACCATACGGGAGATTCAGGCACGCTATCACGGGCTTCTGTTCTTTAATGAACCCATAATTGCCGATCCGGCGATCTTTAGAAGGATCGTTGTAGCTGGTCAGGCTGTGCGGAGTACGACTATTGCACGCATTCTTAAAGACGGTAAGCTTAATGTACGTCCTGGGAGTAGCGATGTGCTGTCGGGCATTGCTAAGGTTAATTCCTATCTCGCAGGTACGAACAAGACGCCGCATCTTATTACTGAGGAACGACCTGGACCTCTCCTGTATGTTGCGTCGGAACTGCCCTGGTTTCAGGACGAAATTATGGGTTACTACTGGAAGCGTGATGCACAAGGCAAGAACATCGACGAGCCAGTAGACCGTGACGACCATGCGATGAACACAGTTAAGTACATGCTTAGCAAACTTCCAGAAGCTAGCGAGATCAAAGTACCGGAGGACATTCTACCTCCGAAGTGGAAGTATTGGCAGGAAATGTCAACCGACGAATACAAGGCAGCGCTTCAACGAGTTGTGTGAGTCATACAAGGAGATTGGGTCATGAAAATCGTCATGTCGAGTGGCCACGGCGCGAAGTGTGAAGGGGCGATTGGTCCTTCCCCGTGGGGCTTGCGCGAGCATGAAGAAGCGGTGCGTGTCGTTAACCGCACGGCTGAGCTTATGCGAGCGGCTGGTATTGAAGTCATCACTTATGAGGATACGATTTCCGACGATCAGAACGAGAACCTTAATCGCATTGTGGATTTCCATAACTCGCAGGGGCCGCATGATTTTGATGTTTTCGTTCATTTCAACTGCAATACCTCGACGAGTAAACCTGTGGGTGTTGAGTGCTGGTATATGACGCAAGAGGACCTTGCTGACGATGTTGCCAGTTCGATTGCGGCTGCAAGTGGTCTGATTGATCGCGGGTCCAAATACTCAGATGGGCTCTTTGTGCTGCGGCACAGCATCGAACCTGCGATCTTGCCGGAAATCTGTTTCGTCGATAGTCAGGCGGACGTTAGAATCTACGATGAGAAGTTCGAGGAGATATGTGGCGCACTCGCTAGCTGCTTCAAGGATGGTGTCAAGCCACCGAAGCCAGAGCCACCCGATGAGGATGTGCTGCTTCACGTCAAAGGCAATTGTTCGTGGTTCGGGGGGCCGGAGGATACTGGCGTCGATGAGGATGAGGGGCTCGCATTCTTCTACGAACTGGATGATGCTCGGCACTTGTTTCTGCCAACACAGCCACCGGGGACGAGTGGCTTGGCGCGTCGTCTTGATCCCGAGACTTTCTATATCGCGTGTCGATGGAACTACGATGTGACGCCAAAAGAAATGCTGCGCGATCCCATTCGCCGCGCATTGGTTCGGGTCGGCAATGCAGAGTTCATGGCGTATCCTGCAGATTGGGGGCCTCACGAAGATACGGGTCGAGTGGCTGACTTGAGCCCTGGGTTGATGCGGGCGCTCGATCTTGAAACCGACGACGTGGTAGAGATAATCTACCCGGCACCAGTGGAGTATGATGAATGAACATTCGCAATGAAGCCGATCAAGTCCTCGACGAGTCGTTCAGGAAGCACTTGATGGGTGTGTTCGAGCGGTACTTCACCCGTATGGATCAAGGAAGTTCTCCGCTACTAGACGATCTGAAAAGGGCGCAGTTGGCGTATGACGCTGCGGCGAAGCTGCTCGAGGACCTATGAAGGAGGATACGCTCAGCCGACGGATTGTGATCACGTTTGTGATCGTACTTGCGATCCTATTCCTCCTCTCGGCGATTGGTTATCTGCTTGGCCGTTGGGATGACGCAAGTGCAGCTGTGGAGCACTCCCTCCAGAGTGTTCCATTTGACCACGATGAGGCCCACATCCTCGCTCTTGACCGTGAGGCACTAGACACAGCGTATAAGGATCACATCAAGCTTGTTTTTGGCGTGTGGATGAAAGACCCAGCTGATCCTGATGCGCCTAAACGTGCAGGCAATGGCGCGCGCAACGCACGCAAGGGTTACATAATATCGAGAGACAAGATTGAGGACCGCGAGAGAAAGTTGAAGGAAAACAAGTAGTGAGAAGCAAAGCTGAGATACGAGGCGCTTGGGTAATCACTGGCATCGCGGTGCTGGCGATCCTGATTGCGCTCTATGGCTGCTGGCAATGATGTGTGAGTCACACAAATGAGCATGATGGACGAAAGCCCAGGCAACGATCAAACCGACTTGTTTGATGTCGATGCTGCTATGGAAGAAGAAGACTCCGCTCCTCCGCAGCCGCAGCCCTTGTATCAACAATATGAGGGTAGCAGGGTCGTTATTAGTAAGCAGGTTGGTAAGTACTGGAAGAATAAGTACGATGCCGCTCTCAAGGCGTATGAGGAAATCTATGCGGCGTGGGAAGAGATATTCCGGTATTACAATCATTCTCAAGGCAAGTCTATTCAGACTCCTCGGGGGCTTTTCAAGCGTGGGGACTCTTCGGAGAACATCGTATTCAGTAATCTCAACATCATGTTGCCAGCGATCTACAGTCGCGATCCTGATGTGACGTGTAATACGAATGATAAGAATGACGAGCCACTATCTGATTGCCTCGAGGCGCTTCTGAATGCCATCTTTCGGCGCAGGAACCTGTTGAATGCCAAGCCGAAGATCAAGAAAGCTGCCGGTATGGCGCTTCTGTCGAACTTCGGAGTGTTCAAGCTTGATTGGACAAAGAAAGACGACTCGGTTGAGCTTGCACAGCAGGAAATGCAGCGCGTCAGTGACGAGTTGGTTGCCGCGAAGGATCAGAGGCAGGTCGAGGACCTTTATGGGCAGCTCGAGAGCCTCGAAGCAAGCATGGAAGTGCTCAAGCCGGGTGGTGCGAGCTTGGGGAATGTGCTTCCACACAACCTTATCATTGATCCTGATGCCGAGCAGTTCGATGGATTGGACGCTAGTTGGATGTGTGAGACGGTCTACTTCGCCACGGCGGGGTTAAAGGCGCGCTTCACCTACAAGGAGAGTATTGCGGAGGAGAATCCGGTCAGGAACCTCATTTACAAGCCAACGCACAAGGCTGTGTTCGCGGAAGGGGGCGGAGAAGGTAAGCGTGACGATGGATTAGGGATGGTGTTGCAGGCCCTACAAGGTCCAGGGCAGGTTCCGATTAGCTTTGAGGAAGAAGGTCGTCGAGCGTATATCAACCAATACTTCACCGAGTGTAAATTGCTGTGGGATATCAAGATGAAGCGCGTCTTGTTGTTCCACTGCGACGATTGGACGTGGCCACTGTGGGTGTGGGACGATCCGTTAGGGCTTTCACGGTTCTTCCCGTATTTCATCGTGAGCCTGTCCATGAATACTGGCGGAACTGTTGGAGTTGGCGAAGCTGCATACGTCCTCGATCAGCAGGATGAGATCAACGATATCAACCGGCAGATGGCACGCATTCGCCGAAGCGTGTTCAACTACTTCTACTACAACAGCGACACGATTACACAGGACGAGGCCGAGAAGTTTATCCGCAGCCTTAGAGGAGAGTCTATCGATACGATGCACTTACTTGGCGTCAAGGCTGGTGATGGTGGTAAGGTGCAAGATGCGATCCAAGCCTTTGCAATCCCATCATTGCAGTTCGAGAACCTGTTTGACAAGCCCAAGATCATTGACGCCGTTAACCGGATCACCAACACTAGCGATGCGCTTCGTGGGGTTCAGTTCAAGACGAATACGAATGTTGCCAGTGTCGAAAGCTACCAGGAGAGCATGAGGCTTAGTGTCGGTGCCAAGGTCGATGTGATGGAGGATACCGTAGCCGACCTAGCTCAGGCGCTCGCTGAGTTGTGTGTCCAGAATATGTCGCAGGATGAGGTTGCAAGTCTTGTCGGAGACGATCTGGCACAGTCGTGGGAGCAAATGTCGGTTCAAGAGTTCAATCGGAAATACAGCATCGATATTGTTGCTGGTAGTATGGAGAAGCCGAACAGTGTATTCAAGAAGAAGGAAGCGATCCAAGTCGCTCAGACAGTAGGGCAGTTCGCTCGTTCTGCCCCTGGTGCGGTGACGCAGATCATGCTTCGCGTGTTGCAACAGGCGTTCACGGAGGTAAACATCAAGCCAGAGGACTGGCAGAATCTGAATGCAGAGATCAATGCGAACATGCAGAAAGGTGCTCCTGCTGGGGCTCCTGCTCCTGGTGCCGTTCCTGCTGGTGGTCCTCCTGGAGGCGGCGCCCCCGCTCCAGCCGGTGGTCCTCCTGCTAACGGTGCGCCTGGACAGCCAGGAAGCGCTGAAGCTCAGGCGATAATGGCTAAGGCGGCGCAAATGTCGCCTGCTGGTAGGCAGAAGGTAGTAGAAATGGGTAACTCGGGGGCAGCACCTCAAGATATCATCAAGTTCATCAACGGACAAACAGGAGCACAATAGCATGGCCGGCGAAAAGAACCTGCCGAACACAGCGGCAGAGGATACCGTATTCTCGAACCTCGGCCTCACCCGAGAAGAATTGGGTATGGGGGACGATGATGGAAGTGGGAATGAGGACCTCGGTGGTGGAAGTGGGAACGAGGACCTTGGCGACGCGGGTTCGGGAAACGAGCCTGATGATGGTGGTCAACCGGATCGTGTGAGTCACACAAGTCCGTTCCCTGCGAGATCGGAGGTAAAGCCCGATGGACGCGGCAACCTTATTGGCGCAGATGGCAAGATCATTGCGCGCGCGGGCAAAGAGGCTCGCCTCTATCAGGACTTACACAAGACTCGCGGCCAAGCGCAGACACTTCAAGGCCAATTAGGTGAGGTGACGACTCGTCTGCGGAAGGCTGTGGAGATCGGACAGAATCTGCATCGTGAGTTGGAGCAATCAAAGGCTGCTACCAATGCGATTAAGCAGTTCGGCCTCGATCAAGGAGAGCACTTAACTGCTCTGCGCCTGTTCAAGGAGCTTCGCGACAACCCAAAAGAGGCGCTAAAAAACATCTTGACAAGAGCCGCAACAAATGGTATAAATATAACAGAATTGGGGCTACAAGGAGGCGTTGATCCGAAGTCATTTGCTGACATGATTAAGCAGATGATTTCGACAGAAATGACCCCGCTCAAGGAGCGGTCCGAGGCTGAGAAGAGAACATTCGAGCAGCAGAAGCAAGAGCGCGAACGTCTCGGCACACTCCAGAGAGAAGTCGATAGCTTCTTCAATGAGAACCAGGAAGCCCGCGAATACCTTCCTGTGTTTACCGAAACTCTCAAGCAATTCCCTCAGATGACGCTTGGAGAGATTTGGGCAAGGATTCAACTCCACTTCGCGCTGAACCCGGCAGATAACCGGCGTACTCCCTCGAACTCGCCTCGGCGAAGTCTCCCGCATGGTCGGGGAACCCCTGCAAACGGTGGGGGAAATTCCGACATTGCGCCTGTGACCGACTCGTATGACGCCATCGTGAAGGACGCTCTTACGAAGGCCGGTTTTAATCGGTGACTTGTGTGAGTCACACATAAGGAGGCATTCATGCCTGCGCTTGATACCGTGATCAATGCAATGCTGACACGGAGTCGAGCGAAGCTTATCATGGCTTCGGCGATTTCGGGAACAGTCAGCGCGTACCTCCACGCTCAGAAGCGTGTGATTGTTGAGGATGGCGGTCCATCCATCACCAATCCACTGATCGTGGGGCTCAACCCGAACGTGACCTCGATGCAGTACTACGATCAGGTCCCGGTCAATCAGACAAACGAGTTCACAACCGTCTTATACAGCATGAGCCGGGTGGTGGGCTCCCTGATTATCTCCGATCAGGAAGAGGACGAGAACCAAGGCCGTGCCGCAATCTTTAAGATTCTCAAAGGCAAGATCATGGCTCTCGACGAGTCAATTTCTCGTCAGTTTGCCACTTACCACACCTCCATCGGAACTGGCACAGACCCGAATGGACTCGGGAATCTTATTCCTGCCGACCCCACGACAGGATCGGTTGGTGGTATATCCCTCGCAAGCGAGCCTCAGTGGCGCTCGTCGAGCTACAACTTCGCGGGCACGCTGACGCCCGAGAATATCGAAGAGGCGTTCGACGATATCATCGAACTTGATCTCAATCGATCGACCGATGGTCAATCTTCGCCACAGCCGACAGTGATCTTCGCCGGCCGCAATATCTACCGTATGCACAAAGCAGCGGCTCGCGACAAGACGGTCATCCAGTTGGGCGAGACTGGAACCGGCAAGAAACTCATCAATCTCGGCATCGTGGGCACCACCCACAATGGCAAGCCCCTCCTGTTCGACGAGAAACTCAACCCGAACGTTGCGTATTTCGTCAACGACGAATATTTGACGCTGCATGTCCTAAGGGGCGTCAACATGAAGATCAAGCAACTTGTCGCGCCTTGGGACACCGATGCGACCGGCCGTCGCGTTGTTTGGGAAGGGCAGCTTTGCTCCTGGCGCCAGTACAGGACGCACGCTTACCTGACCAACTGAGTCGTGTGACTCACACAACAGGAGAGCATTCATGCTTTCACCTGGAATGACCGGCGCTCGGCTCGCCTACGTCGTCGTTGATCTCAGCGAGACGGTTGGGACCGTGAAGCGTCCGGTAACGACGTGGACGAAGAAGGATGGCCTCAAGACCAAGATGGTCGAGGAGCCAGCCGGATACCTCGTCTACTTCCCTCGGGGCCATGTCATCCGCCTCAAGGACAAAGAAGCGTTGAGGCTGTACGGCCTCGACAGGCAACCGCCAATCGTTAACCTTCAAGGGCTTAACGATCCAAACAGCCCCATTGGACGCCTTCTCATGTCCCAAGACGAAGGCACCCGGCGGGGCGCGATGGAAACCATGGAGAAGCAGGTCATCAGGCTTGCTACGGCCAAAACAGGGCCGGTCCTGATGCCCGAGCAACTCGAGCCGGACGAGGAGGCAGCGTAAATGCTTAGAGATCGTGCGTTCTTCCAGCAGGGTGTCAACTGCTACGTCCCTGCCATGGCCTACTCGGCCAGCGCGAGTGTGGACCTCGGTCCTGCTCGTCACAACCTCGGCACTCCTGCCACTGCGGGCGCTTTGGCAACGCTCATAAGTGCGCAGGGAGCCGTTGGTCCGATCACATACCTCGCGACTCCGATTGTTCTGGACTCAACGTATGGCAGGACCCTCACGGTCACGCCGTCGGGTGTCCCAGGCAACGCGAACGCTGTGGACGTGGTTGGGTACGACTATCTCGGTCAACCAATGGTCGAGCGCTTCACAGGCTCGGCCGCAGCCTCGACGGCCCTCGTCGGACTGAAGGCGTTCAAGATGGTCATCGGTACACGTCTCAACGTGGCCGCGACTAACGTCATCACGTTCGCCATCGGCGGCGGCGTTTCGTTGGGACTTCCTTGGAAAGGCAAGATCACTACTGCCAAGGAAGGCACTACGATTATGACCTTCGCGCAGATCGACACCAACGCCGTCAATGCGGTTCTGACCGATCCACAGACTGCGACTACAGGCGATCCTCGTGGCCTGTACACACCAACTACTGCACCGAATGGAGTGCTGAACTACGAAGTCAGCATGATCGGTGACCCGACTGTGAACGCCAACAACAACGGTGGGCTCCTAGGCATCAGGCACCTGTCGTCGTAGTGGTTGTTTGAGTCACACAACGGGCGAGGAGAAACGGCGGTGGGCGCTTCAATCAGAGATATCGTTAACGATGCGCTCACCGTCGTTGGTGAAGTGTCTGGACCTGGTGTGCAGGTCTATGAAGATGACCGCATGAAAGCTGATGCTATTCGTGCGTTCAATATGATGTTCAAGAAGTACAGTTGGGATCAGTACCTCAGCTGGTTCCGCGTGACGCTCGATGGAACAACAGGCAAGATCACTTCGGACGCCTTCGAGCAGGTTAAGGACTTCGAGGACTTCATTGCGGTGCATCGCATGAACGAGTCGTTTCCGCTGCCAATCCTGCCGAAGCGACAAAACCCTTCCTTCCTTACAGGCACTCGAGTCCTGTACTGGACGAGTCTGATCGCTACTGATCCACAGTATGAGCTTCGCAAGCTTCAATTCTATCCCCTGGCCTCCGTGGGGAGTTTGGACATTCACGCGAAGGTGTACCCACTCAAGCCTCCAGCGATACAATTCGACTGGCAGGATAAGTTCTTTCTGGACCGAGATATGCTTGTGTACGCTACGGCGTTCATGACGCTCTCAGGAGACGATCTGAATGCAGGAGCGGCCGAGATCGTTCGTAACCTAATGGAAATGAAATTCAGGGACGTTACAGCGTCCCTTGCAAGCCATCCAATCCCGATCCGTGGTGAGCATACCATTCCTATGCGGTGGTCCGAGCGATGGTAACTGTATTTCCAAAGTCCCTCAAGCTTCCGGGCCGGAACAAGCTCGAGAACTTGACGCTGCGCGGTTTCGGTGGTGGCTGGAACGCTATCGAAACCGATTTGCAGATGGACTCAAGCTATTTGGTGAAGGCACGAAACTTCCGCCGGACTGCGGGAGGCACTCAGAAGATCAGATACGGCTCTCGCTATTTCGCTGACTTGGCGAACTTCGTCGGTGCGCCTCATTTCATCGTGGACATGGAGTATTTCGCTGAGAGTATCATCGCAGTGCTGGATACTGGCGTTATTGTTGCAGTGCAGGGAATAGATGCGTTCAAGACCGTCATTTGGAGCCCTTCAATCGCAGCGGCGTTGCCTGGGTCGCCAGGAGGCTGGTCTGGAGGCATTACGACGATTGACTTTGTTCCGTTCAAGCAGGAGCTAATCATTCATAATGGGATTGATAAGCCTGTTACAATCAACCGCAATTTGGTCGTGACGTATCTACAAGACCTAGCAACAGGGAGTAACGTTGGTGTTCCAGTCGGCCAATACGGATGCGTCGTCTCCAACTACCACTGCGTCGGAGGATTCCAGAACCCTGCCATATCCCCAACCCTCATCTACATATCGGCTGTGGGAACAGCAGGAACATTCCCAGGCGATCCTGCACCAAATGACTCGATCACAATCGATGTTGGAGCCTTCGCCCCGCAGGGTGCAATCTCAATCAGAGGACTTGCAGGGTTTCGGCAGAACTTGCTCGTTTTCTTCCAAGATCAAACTGTGATCGTGAAGTTGGGGACGTACAATGCGGCGGGCGTTCACGAGCCATTCTTCCCTGACACCATGCCTACTTTCGGGTTGCTTGGTCACAGATGCGTTGTGCCTGTGGAAAACGACCTTCTGTTCGCTGGCCTTCAAGGGGTGGCAAGCGCTCGGAGAAACCTGCTCTCTGTGTCTGGCACGCTTGAGAGCCAATCACTTAGCGACCGAGTTGAGCCGCCAATGCGAAATACCATTGGGAACTTGACAGACACGCAACAGTTGAAAAACTGCTTCATGGTCTACGATAGACTGTCGCACGATATGCTTTTGTTCACTCCAAGTGGACAGGTGTTCGTGTACAGCTTCAACACAAAACTTCGCTACAGCGCTTGGTCCGAATACAGTGGGCTTCACGTTACATGCGGCTGTGCCTCATTCCTTGGGCGTGTGTTCTATGCCGATGGATTACGGATATTCCAGCATGGGAACAAGGTATTTGACAATGAGGAGTTCTTCCGCGATCGTGAAGGTGATCGTATTGCGGACTGGACTGTTAGCCAGCAGTATGGGGAAGGCGCTGTCATTAGGGACGCGATTGAGGATAAGAGTTATATCGCTCAGGTCGGACACATGAGCGGACCTGTACCGCCCTTCTCGTTCGAGCGTGCGACGCATCCGGGGCTGTGGTTGCCGTTTGACGGATATGATATTGACTTCGAAATGGAACTACCCTGGCTCGACAGTAAGAACCCAATGCAGGTGAAGTTCCTTCGCTTCATTTCGATGGCAACGAAAGGGAATACGCGCTTTACAGTTCAAGCTTTCGTAGACAATCTCTTTAAGGATCACGAAGGCAACGAGGTTTTTGGTCCTGCGGCAGAAATGGAGTTCATTGGGAATGAAGCAGTAGGCTTCGGATACGAAGGATCGACTGAGGACAACACTGATACGGGTCCGTATGGTGGAGGGCGCCGCAGTGACGATCCACGGTTGTTCAAGTTCCCGTGCAAGTTCAAGAAGATGAAGATTCGCATCAAGGGTGATAAAGCTGGCGATCTCGAGTTGGTTAATATGTCGTTTCTGTTCTCACGCGGCAAATACAAACGCTAGATGTGTGAGTCATACAAATGACCCTTAACTACACCAAGTTTCTACACCTCGCATATCCAGACTTCCTC